ACTCTTTCAAATGTATCTATATTTAACTCAACTCTTACAGCTTCACAAGTTTCAACTCTATATAATGGCGGAACACCTGAAACAGCTATTAGTTTTTCTCCAGTTAGTTGGTGGAAATTAGATGCTTCTGCTACTTATGATTCATCAACAACAACTTGGACTATACCTGATGACAGTTCTAATTCAAATGATGGAACAAGCTCAGGAATGACACAAGCCAATTTAGTACAAAGTGATTTAAGTTTTACAAGTGGTTACTCTCCTTATGCTTTAGATTTTGATGGAACAGATGATTTAATTGATTTAGGTAGACCATCTTCTTTAAACCTAATGCCAAGTGTAGATGAGTTTAGCATTTCTGCTTGGTTTAAAACTACTTCTTCAGGAACTATTTATTCTTTTGGCGCACCAAGTTCATCAAGTAATACACAAATAAAAATAGTAATAAGGGGTGCATCAGGAACTGATGACTACTACCCAGAAGTTACATTAAAAGGAACAGCTACAACAATTGGTTCTTCTGCTTACAATGATGGCAATTGGCATAACATAATTTTAACTTGCACTACATCAACTGCTATATTGTATATTGATGGTTCAAATGTAGGAAGCCCAACAATAGGAACAGCTACAATAACATCTACAGATAATGGAGCAATAGGTGCAAGAACAGCACCAACTGGCGGTTTCTTTTTCAATGGCTCTATTTCAAATGTATCAATCTGGAATGCTGGTTTAACATCTTCACAAGTAACAGAAATTTATAATGAGGGTGTACCATCTAACCTAAATAATCATAGTGCATATTCAAACTTAATAAGCTGGTGGCAGTTAGGAAGTAACAGTTCTTTTAATACTAACTGGACTGTATTAGATGAAAAAGGTAGTAACAATGGAACATCTGCAAATATGACGGAAGCGGACATTGTGGACGGAGTAGGAAGTTCAGCTAATGGTTTGAGTTCTGGAATGGGTGGAGATGAGATAGTGGGCAATGCATTTGGAAGCTCGGCAAATGCTCTATCAGTAAATATGGATATAGCAGACAGAACAACAGATGTACCAAGTTAATAATATTAAATAAATAAAAATGAATAATAGAAGTTATATAGTAATAGATTTAAGCAATACAGATAAAGTGCTTTTTTCTCAGGTTAATCAATCTTCTGCGCAAAGTATGAGAAGAAACTTAGCAAACACTCAAGGATTACTTTCTTATAGTGTTACACCAAGTTTTGTTACTGATGGTAGTTTACCAATTGTAGGAGATGTTATGAACCAAACGCAAGCTCTTGAATTATTAGCAACCGATGCTTGGTCAGAGCCAATGCCTGAAGAATGAATTATTTAAAAAGTGTAAGAATGGATGACCACAATTTATTAATGGCGGTAACTGCTTTAATTTCTGCAATAGGATTAAAAGAAGTTTGGAGCATATGGAAAAAGAAAATGGATATTGGAGTAACTAAATCTGAAAGAAAGTTTAGTGTATATTCACAAAACATAGAAGCACTTACAAATAAAATCACAGAACTTGAAGCAAAGATTGAAGTATTAATTTCTGAAAATACACAACTATTAGTTAAGGTTGCAAGAATGGAAGAGAAGTTGATACTTAATGCAAAACGTAGAGTAAAATCTAAAATTAAAAAAGATGAGAGAAATTAAAGAAATACACATACATTGTAGCGCAACAAAAAGCAATAGTATATCAGCAAGCACTATAAAAAGATGGCATACATCTGCGCCAAGAAACTGGAGTGATATTGGTTATCACTATGTAATTAATTCAGGTATTGAATTTGGCAGACCAGTTTACAGAACACCAGCAAGCGCAAGAGGGCATAATTCTAATGCAATAGCTATTTGTTATGTAGGCGGTTTAAATGCTGAAACTGGCAAACCAGAAGACACAAGAACACCAAGACAAAAAGAATTATTAATTAAGTTAATTAAACAACTTAAAGCAAAATATCCAAAAGCTACTATTCACGGGCATAGAGATTTATCACCAGATAAAAATAAAGATGGTAAGATTGATGAGTGGGAATTTATGAAGCAATGTCCTTGCTTTGATGCAGAAGTTGAATACTTAGAGTTTCAACCAAAAGGTTTTAAACCAAGAAGTGCAGCAGCACAAAAAGTTAAATCTAAATCAAAAAAAGCAGATGGAAAAAAACAATCAAACTAACTTACAAGAATTAATTAAAAAACTGGAGAATGTACCAGTACCAGAAAGAACGTGCAATATAGATGATGAAACTTGTGAAAGTTGTAGTGGATGAAAAAAATAAAAGATACTAAAATAGGAAAGTTTTTATCTGAAAAAGCACCTCAAATACTTGCTGTTGTTGGTGATGTGTTGCCAGAACAGGGAACACTTGGTATAGTAAAGAATCTTATTAGTAAAGACCCTGACTTAACATCTGAAGAAAAGCAAGAAATTCATAATAGGTTAGTAGAGTTTTATAAGTTAGAAGTAGAAGATAGAGATTCAGCAAGACAAAGAGAGGTTGAAATGGTTAAAGCTGGTAGTGATGATTGGATGATGAATTTTACAGGTATTGTTGGCTTAGGTGGTTTTGTTCTGTTATTAGTTGCAATAGTGTTTTTACAAGTACCAGAGCACAATAAAGAACTAATGATTCACACCACAGGAATAGTGGAAGGAATCGTTTTATCAATCGTTGGTTACTACTTTGGAAGCATAGCTAAAAAAGGCAGATAAATTTTTTTTATTATATTTAACAAAATTGTTAAATGAAATCACACAAAAAAAGATTCAAAGATAAAGGCAATCCGCGTTATCGTTTAAACCCAGATGAAGCACAAATTATAAACGATTATAGAAGATTAAAATTTGAAGCAGAAGCAGAAGGTTTAAACCCAAATGACATACACAGCGGTTGGATAAAGAACAAAAAAGCCAGCTTATATTTTAAGAATCCTAATTTTAAGCAAAACGATTTAAAAGAGTTTAAGAAACAATTATTAAGCGACTTAAAGGAATACTCTCCAAACTTTAAAAAGCTCGTTAAACCTAAGGTAAATGATGGCCACTGCTTGTTAATATCACCAGCTGATATTCATATTGGTAAATTATGTAAATCTTTTGTAAGTGGCGAAGAATACAACAAGCAAATAGCAGTACAAAGAACTTTAGAAGCTATTGATGGAATACTACAAAAAAGTAATGGTTTTAATATAGATAAATTAGTATTGTGTATAGGCAATGATGTAATGCATATTGACACACCAAGTGGCGGTAAAACTACAAAAGGAACTGTTCAGGATGTTGATGGAATGTTTTTTGAGCATTTTCATATAGCTAAAAGATTATATATAAATATTATAGAAACATTAGTTTCTTTTTATCCTGATTTACACGTTGTTTATAATAGTAGTAACCACGATTACTTAACTGGTTTTTGTTTAGCAGATACTATTGCAACATACTTTAGGAATAGCAAGAATATAACTTTTGATATTAGTTTACAGCATAGAAAGTATTATACTTATTATGATAATTTAATTGGTAGCACACACGGAGATGGTGCTAAATGGGATTTACTACCTTTACTAATGGCTGATGAATGTTCTGAATGGAGTAGAACTAAATACAGATATATGTTTACACATCATATTCATCACAAGATAGGTAATAAAGATTTAGTAGGTTGCACACTTGAAAGTTTTAGAAGCCCATCACCAGCGGATTCTTGGCATCATAAAATGGGTTATACTTCTTCTAATAACCAAGCAATAGAGGGTTTTATTTTCTCTAAACGTAATGGCCAAGTAGCCAGAATTACACATTTATTTTAGAATTAACATTTAATTGTTAATAAAGTTTTTAGTGTGTTTTGTAATTTGTATTATAATTATATATATATTTACAAACATAAACTTAAAAAGCAGTTGACGAACAACGTAAAACTTTTTAAAATAATTAAAAAATAAAACATATATTATGAAAACAATAACTTATAAACACTTACAAAGAGATGTTAAAAATTTAGAATTTAGGTTAGAACGTATTTTAGAAAATTTAGATACAAGTATAATTAATAAAGATAATTCTTCTTTAACATTTAAAGAACTTACTTTAAAAACCGATATTAATCGTATAAAAGATTTTATAGAAGCTTATAAATAAAAAAAACAAAAACAAATAAAAAAAACAAACAATTATGAGTAGAGAAATATCATACACAACAAGAACCTTTTACGTACCAGCAGAAAAAATAGAAACGCTGGTTAAGTTTCAAGGTAAATGCAAAGAGAATGGGCATAAATCTTATTCTGAAGTATTATTAAAATTAATGGAACAATACAACGAATTATGATACACTATCCACACCCTCACAACGAACACTACTACAATGAAAACATTAATCATTGGTGGGCATATACAACTAACAGATATTTACAAGATAGATTAAGAAACTTAGTTATAAGAGTGAATTGGAACAAGCGTATTATCTGTAGAATAGATTTATCAAATAATGATTTAGAAATTCATAAACATAGATTTGATACATTTATTTCACAATTAGAAAACATTGAAAAGCAATTAAAAACTATTGCAATTCAATACAATAAACAAAGAATGAAACAATTAAAAACTATATTTACAAAAATTAGAAACTATGAAAATTAAAGAATTAGCACAAAAATATGATTTATCAAAAGATGACTTTTGGGAATTAAAAAGAGGTACAAAAAGTATGTGGATAATAACACACGATGCTTGCGAAAAAATAGCAGCAAAAGAAAACATACAATTTGGCGCACCTACAATTTATAGAGATAGCAACCAAGATGTTGCAATAGTAGGAGATGCAAAACGAGGAAACAAAGTTATTTGGAGTACAGGCGAAGCATCACCAAAAAATTGTAAAGCACCTTATCCTTTTGCGATGGCGGAAAAGAGATTGAAAGATAGGTTGGTTTTAAAATTAATAGATGCTTATCAGTATTCAATATACTCAGATTCTGAAGCAGATAATTTCAAGAAACAATGATAGAAACAAATGCAATAGAAGTAATGCAGTTAGTTTTACTATGTATTACTTTAGGTTTAGTTTTAGCAGATATAATCAAAAACAAATAAATCAAAAACTATATTATGAAAAAAAATAGATTAAGTTATTCATCTTTAGCTCAGTTTAAAAAATCCCCTAATCATTTATTAGCATACTGGAATAAAGAACTAAAAACTACTGATGCTATGCAGTTTGGTAGTTTAATTCACAAGATGTTATTAGAACCAGATACATTTAATAATGAGTTTGCAATATTTGAAGGTGCAAGAAGAGCTGGTAAACAATGGGTTGAATTTAAAGAACAAAACGAAGGTAAAATACTAATTAAACAACAAGAATTAGATGATGCAAATAGAATAATTAACAATGCAATGTTACATCCTGTACTAACTGAAATGATGCAGAATAAAGAAGCAACAGAAATTAAGTTAGAGTGGCAACATAAAGATGTTAATTTTAAGGGCTTTGCAGACCTTTTAACAACGTTTAACGGCAAGAAGTGTATAGTAGATATAAAAACTACTAATGATGCTGGAAAACGCTTTGAACGTGATTTATACTATAATGATTATAAAATGCAATTAGCAATGTATCAAGACCAATATGATAAAGATACAGATGTTTATATAGTAGCAATAGAAACTAAAATGCCATTTAATGTTCAGATATATAAATTAGATGATAGTTTATTATTTAAAGGTTGGATGGATTATGATTATTATACAGATAAGTTTAAAGAGTGGGATGGAGAACCTCAGGGTTACTCAAGTGATATTGTAGAAGTAAAAACAGAAGTGGAGGAAGTAGTATGAAAAAGTTAGCAATAATAGGTGGTTTATCTTTAATGACTGCTGGAACAACTAATATGCTGTGGCATAAGCAGAAGTTAAATTTAAATCCTAATACATTTGCAATAGCTACAGGAGGGTTTTTTGTAGCTGTAGGAATAACCTACAAATTTTAATTAAAAACAAATAACAATGAATAAAGAAGAAATAATATCAGGTTTTGTATTTACACATAAAGATACGTATGAAAATTTAATATGTATGATGCACGACCATAATGATGATAATAATATAACTTATGCAATACATATTTATGATGATTATATGCCTTATGGCACTTGGTATGGTAATGTACTAAAATTTAAAGAAAGTAGTTTAATTTTAGATTATAATTATTTAGGTAAAACATTTGAACACGAAATATTTTATAAAGATTTAAATTTTATGTTTAAAAATGGAGAAAAAGTTTTAGGTATGAATGATGTATTTTTAACTAATGAAAAAACAAATAGAACTGTAAGGTCTTATGTATAAACAATAAAAACAAATAACAATGAATAAAAAAGAAGAAACAATATATTGTGGTAGTGGTAAAATTATGAATCCTAAATGGTTAAAAGTAACTATTAATCCTTCTAAAATAGCTGATTACATACAAGAGTATAATGGTAACAAATTCATCAAACTAAATATTAATTTAAAAGATGAAGCTGACCAATATGGTAAAGATGTAAGTATTAGTGTAGATACTTGGAAGCCAGATACAGAAGCACCTAAAGCTGAAGCAAGTAATACTTCAAACGATTTACCCTTTTAAATATAATGAAGCAATCAAAGGTCTTGAAAGCATTGGGTTTAACTTCACAGGATATACAAAATATGTTAATGAACGGATACACAATGCCAGAGATAGCAAAGAAGTATAAAATAGAATACATTTCTTTAGTACAAGCATATAAAGTACAAAAGAAAAATTACAAGTATATTGATTATATACAACCAAAAGAAGAAGTAAAGGACATTAAAAACGTGTCCTTTGCTTTTGATAAACTATATATAGAAGAATCACTTAATGAAGAAGAGCTTT